CACCAGAAGATTATGAAGCAGAATTTATAATTGCTTCACTACAATATTTCGGTCATTTTTTAAAAAAACAATATTTAAATGTTTATGATGTTAATAAAATTATTTTTGATGAGCGAAATAATGATTTTTATATAATTCAAGTATTAAATTATAATAACACAACACAACTTCAAGAACCATCCGGACATTGGTTTGGTGCGCGTAGCATTAATGGAAAAATTTATTATGCGGAACCACTCGAACAAATGGCAGAAGACAAATTACAATTAGTTAGTTTTGATAATCTTATTGGGTTGAAGAAGAAGTTAGAAGAAAAACAAAAACAACGACAAACAAAAACAAAAACAGAAACAGTTATGTTTAATATATATACATTTAACTCTAAACAAAATCGGTCTAATTTTATGAATATTATTTGTTCTAACTGCCAACAACAATATAATACAATGACCTTAGTGAATTTATTAGAATTACCATTTAATAACAAATGTGAAGGATGTAAATACGAGTTCTCATATAATCAACTGCTAGTCCAAGAACAAGTCTTATCAGCGGCATCCGCACCAATACAATCAATCGCAAAAGCACAAGTCCAAGCGCAAGGACAAGACTTATCAGCAGCCGCATCGGCACCAATAAAAGAAATCGATAGTCAAAAATCCAAACACCTACCAATCACAAAAGCAGAAGCAGATAGAATAAAAGCAGAAGAAGTCAAACAAGCAAGAATAAAAGCAGATAAACAAGCAGAAGCAGATAGAATAAAAACACAAGCAGACAAACAAGCACAAGCAGACAGAAAAGCAGAAGCAGAAATACAAGCAGGAATAAAAGCAGAAGCAGAAAGACAAGCAGGAATAAAAGCAGACGCAGACAATATTACATGTAGTAAATGTACATTCTCAAATAAACAAACAGCGATTGTGTGCGAAATGTGTCAAAATAATTTATCAAAAGAAAAAGAAGAAGCAAAAAGAAAAGCAGACGCAAAAAAAAGAGCAGAAGCAGAAGAAGCAAAAAGAAAAGCAGACGCAAAAAAAAGAGCAGAAGCAGAAGAAGCAAAAAGAAAAGCAGAAGCAAAAAAAAGAGCAGAAGCAGAAGAAGCAGAAAACAGAAGGAAACTAGATGAAATAATTAAAATACAAATAGAAACACAAAAATTGAATGTAAAGTTAGAAGAACTTAGAGCAGATAACGCTAAATTAGACATGAGACGCGATTTGAAACAAATTGAGAAAAACAGCGCACAAATTGCCGAAATACTAAAAAAACTACAGACATTAGACTTTAAAATGTCAAAAATATATCCAGAAGAGATACGGTGTCAAAGTTGTACATTTTCAAATAAGAAAGGTAACAAAAAATGTGAAGTGTGTGAAAATATATTAATCCAATCTGGTGGCAACTTCCAATATTTAAAACAACAATACAAAAAATTGAAATCCCAATATTATAAATACTAAATTAACATAACAAATAAAAATGGGATTTAGACACATTCTACACAACATAAAAGAATACTATGTTTTATACACAATAATCGGACTATATTTGTTAGGACTATTTATTTTTGTAATAGGATTATTACTTGAACCTCACGTAGGAAGTAATTATATTTCAACTAATATAAAAATAATAAAAATAAATAATACTGATATTTATTTTAATTTCATTGATACATTTCCTTGTAAATATTGCTTACATACAACATTAACTTGTTCTCTGAACAATTTATGTCCTAGTTTAATAATAGACAAGATTTATCCATATTATTGTGATTGTGAAAAATACATATGTGGGTTTATAAAATATAATTATTATAATACAACAGGATTTATTCTAATACTTTTTGGAGCAAATGTTATGTTTATTTCTTTTCTAATTTCTTTTATAAAAGTATGTAAAATGTTTTTATTGTGAAATTAATAGTATAAAAAATATAATAAATATTTTTATGGAAATTTATATTACGTTAGGTGTTGTTGTTGTTCTATTTGTGCTATTCTTTTTTTACAATAGATATTATGTATCTTCATGTGTCTCACAAAAATACGCAGAACGAGAAACAGAAATGTCAAATAAAATAGAAAGCATTTTTGACAAATACATGGGTTCTTCTAAGAGAAAACACAAAGAAAGTAAAAAAGAATATAAAGAACAAAAAGAACAACGAGATGATAGTTTAGAAGACCCCGCTGAATTGTCAAATAATTGATAAGAAATAAAAATAAAAAATATAATATTATTAATAAATATAAATGGGAGATAATTATGACAAACTTTATATCATCATCATTCTTGGTTTAATTGGTGCTTTTGTTTATTGGTTTCAAACACAAAAAGACAAAGTATTATATTGTTCAAGATGTAAAAATAAAGTCAAACCCAGACACTCGCATTCGCCTTTAAGGAAACACGAACAAAAAAAAGTAAGATTTAATGATAAAGATGAATTTATTAGTGATAATCAAGAAAGTATTGACAGTTTAGATAGTGCTGACAGTCATAAGAATAATGATGATATTAGCATAGATATGTGAGTAAAAATTGATATTTATATTATTAGACTTGTTTTTATTAATATTAATAAAAACAAATGGGTATTAAGGATTTTCAACCTCATATTAGAAAAACTTATGATGGAGCGTTCAAAGAAAAATGGTTAGATACTTATGATAATCTTTATATAGATATAAATTACGTATTACACTTATTATGTTATTCAACAGAAACAGAAGAAGAATTAATAATTAAACTCAAAGACTTTTTGGTGTCATTGATGAAAAATAATGTTCCAACAAAAAGACTATATTTAATTGCTGATGGTGTAGCACCAATGGCAAAAATGATATTACAAAGAGAAAGACGTATTAATAAAACAAATAATGAAATTACACAACTAAGTCTCAAACTAACAGTTGGGACAAAATTTATGAGTGATTTACAATTTCATTTGACAGACTTTGTAAAATATATTGAGGATACTTACAAAATAAAAGTTATTATTATGTTTATTGAACCAGGAGAAGGCGAAATCAAAATTAGAAAACAAGTTCAACAAACACAAAATGAAAATAAAAATGATACACATATAGTTTTTAGTAGCGATTCTGATATGGTTATGTTGTTAATGACTTGTGATGATGTATCAAAAATATATATTATTATCAAAAATAAAATCAATACCTTAATATTAAATGTTGGCAAATTATATGAAATACATATAGAAAAATTTGGGAAAACAAAAACAGCAAAATATGATTTTGTTTTTCTTAATATTTTAATGGGTAATGATTATTTGCCACACGTATCTTGTTCTAAATTTGACAATTTATGGCAATCATATAAAATATTTTCTAATAATTTTGAAGAAGGATTAGTAATTTATAATACCACATATATTAAGATAAATAAAATTTTTCTAAGTTGCGTTTTATTAAATTTAATAAAACACGAAAAACCAGTTTATGTTAATAAATTTAAGATAAAAACATTATTCGATCAAGAAACAAGAATAACATATGAGAAATATTGTGATGGATTATATTGGTGTTTAGGTATGTATATTATGGGTTATTGTTCCGATTATGAATATATTTATGACACAAAAACAAAACCACATATTGTTGGTGTATTGAATACATTAATGGCAAAAGATACTTATGAAATAAAAATAACTAACCCAATTAACTATGAATTGTATGGAATGTTAATAGTTCCTAAAATTGCTCGTAAAATTTTACTGTCAAAAAAACAAAATAATATAGTAAAACAATTAGAAATTCTCCATACACAATTCTATGAACCAATAATAACAAAAGATTTAATAAAAGAAATTATTAATTCTTTTAATGAAATAAATGAGAATTATAAAAATGATACAGAAGTTCATAAAGAAAATAAAATAATTACACAAACTTATGAACCATACAAGAAAATTTTAAGAAGACTGTTTTGATTGTGTATTTTTATTTTTATTTGAATTCAATAAAATATTTGACAAATTACTAACAGTTTTCTGCATTTCTAATTCTCCGCAAATAATATGAGGTTTAACAATTTCAGCATTAACATAATTAAATAATTGTCCTGTTTTGTCATCATCATAAACAGGAACACTAATAATAATATTATTTATTTTATCACCATATTTCATAATACACATATTAAATAATAATAGTTGGTCGTCAATTGGAACACCAAAATCACCACACATAACAGGAATAATTAAAGTATTAATCTTATTAACAATAGTAAGTTGAAAAACACTCTCAATATTCATCTGTAAAGTTAATAGTTCAGTTGATGATAACATTTCATTTTCATCTTTGTCTTCAATTAATTCTTCATTACGTTTGTATAATAAAGTGCTAACTGCTACTGAACCAACATTTTCAAGTTTAATAGGATTATATTCAACATCCCTAAAAATATATACAGGGTCAGAATATATTACATTATCTTTTTTGGATATGAATAGTTCATTTTGCTTTTTTATTACGTGAGCATAATTAGTGCGTAAAATAATATTTTCATCAAAAATTCCTTCTCGTGTTTCATAATTAAGTCCATTAAAATCACTCCCCATTGGATACATAATAGAACATTTTTCACTACTTTGTAAAGCAATATCTAATGAATGTTGATTACTAACACTTACATTACAAATATTTTCAATTTCATCGTGTTGATAATTAGTATAAGTCCATTTTAATGATTTTTTAACAGGCAATGATTTATATTTGCCAACACTAGAATGATATAAATTATCTTGGATACATTTATTTTTCATCTTTTCATTTAGACTTTTAGGATTTTGACAGGATTTCATTTATATTTATTAATTATTTTTTATCAATAAATATATTCACACGAAATTATGCCTTCTCAAATGTTAAATCAATATGTCTCTTTTTTTTACAAATTTCTTTTATTTCCTTTCTTATAAATATTATTTGTTCAATTGCGGTTTGATAATTATTTGATTTAATAAATTTTACAGATTTTAAATATTTATGTGGAATTGTTATATCATTAAATAAATTTATTAATGCTTTATATTCATATTCAGCATCTCCTAATGAAATAATATTATTAACTCCTGAATTACTTTTTATAACTTCCAAAAAAGTTCTTGTTTTCCATAATATTAATGGATTTGTATTCTGCTGTTTTTCTCTTGCTGAAATAATATCAATATTTTCTAATGATTTTGCTGTTTTTGGCAATACTGTTAGTGTTAATCTAATCCAATCAAGAAGCGCATTAGTTATAATAATTATTTTGCCATATTTAGAAATTCTATTTATTGTTTGCGATAATTGAAAATCTAATTTTTGAAACTCACCAGAATATTTTATTCTATCACTTTCTGAATTAAGATTTATTTTATTATACACCGCCCAAGATGATGGAAACAAAGTATCATCCCAATCAATTATTACAAGTGTTCTGTTTATTGACAATTTTAAATCTTTTGAATTATAATTACTCATATTATTATACATATTAAAAAAGTTTTATTTTTAATTCTGTGTTTTTATTCGCATATTTTTCAGCAATATTTTCATCTTTATATGCGTTTAAATAAAAATTATATGTTTCATCATTTAGATAATACTCTTCTTTTAATCCCTCTCGTATCATATAATTTATGTCTCCACCATTTCTAATATATTTTTGATAATATGATACATTCTCATTATATTTCTTTCCTTGCTCTTTTAATTTCTCTATTAATTCAACTAATCTATTAATTTTCATATTAGTGCTTGTATTTATATTTTCAACAACAATTTCTAACTCTGGAACACCAAATTTAATATACGAATCACACACACCATTTTTTATATATTCTAATTTATTTTCACTCAAATTGTCTAATAATTTTTTCTTTCTTAATATAATTTTATCTGTTTTATATATTTTAGTCTTCATAATCAATATTAATTTATTTTTTTTATTATGGGTTGTATTCATCCCCCAAATTCATAATAAAAAA